CGGCGGCGTGCATGTGTGTATCGTGGTCAGGTCAGCAGTGCGCTTGCCGCACCTTGGGCAGAAGTTGCGCTCCTCTGGCTGTGCTAAGGCTTCTTTGATGGCGGTGATGGCTTTATTCCAGTTGCGTAAATTCTCTAGAGTAAAGTCAACAATATGCATATCATCCAGTGCCTCAAGCGCCAGCTTCAGTGCTTCGTCTTTAGTCATGTGTTGAGCTCCTTTAACTTTGCCTCAACGGCAAAAGCAATCTCAGTGATTTCTTTGTTGTAGTATTCACCCCCCAAGTTATTGGCGGGAACTGATTTGAGAACCGCGCCCCTCTCTTCGTGAGTCAGCCCCACCCACGGACGCTTTGGCTGACCCCTTGCTCGGATGGCGGCGGCGCAAGCCGTGATCGTTCCGCTTGGCGTGGTGACGTATTTCTGCCAGTCAAAAGCCATGTCATCACACACCTTCGCACACGCCTCACGCTCATCAAGAATAGCCTCATGAATTTCTACGTCTGTTTGGTCTTCCCACTTTTTACGCTCATCAGCACGGATAAGGGCGGCAAAGCGTTCAAGTTCTTTTGGCGTAAATTGCCATTTGATTGGGGCATCGCCAGCGTCATGGACAAAACCCAAGCCGCCAGCCTTACGCGCCATCTCAATGTTTGTTTTCATGCGTCCACCCACTTCTGTTCAATGCTGCACCAGTACACACGCTTGCCTTCAATGATGCAGTGTGTGCCCACAACATCATCAAGCTGCCCACCAAGGCGGTAGTAGCTGTCGTCCTTGAACTCCATAAGTTTTTCACCCTTGGCAAGCTGCACAGTGATAGTGCGTACCCCGTCCTTGCGGGTGTAGTCTTTTGTAATTTTCATATCAGCAAGCTCCAAACCCAAAGCCCTGTAAAGAACAGCAGCAAAAAGACCACCATCAGCGCCACCAGTACAAAGCCAACTACAACACTGCCGATCATCTGCCAAGTTTCCGGCACTGGCTCAATGTCATCAGGCACTGCCGGATACGGCTTGACCTTGCGAACTACCTCCGACTCAAGCTCTGCTGTGGTGAAGTGGCAGTCCAAGGTGCATTGAGGCTGGCGTAAGCATTCACGGTAGCCTGTGTCGCACATCCTGTTCATGCCTCCCTCGCTTTCAGCATGGCATCTGCGTAACGATATTTGGCCTGCTCTCGTGTGTATCGGACATTGCAATAGACTATCTTTTTGCGCCCGTTTAGGTCATCTACAACTTGCTCTTTCACCCCGCCTTCTTGGTGCGCTTTAATGTCCTCATCGCTGGCATTAGCCGCAAAGTAATCAAGCAGGCTCATGCCCTGTTCTGTGATGTGACTCACGCCAGCCGGCGTTTCCAGCACCGGCCCAATTTTTCCTATGATCATGCTTTCCTCGCTTCCAGCATAGCGTCTGCCATGCGGTATGCCGCCTCTGACGTACCTTTAGGAGACACATTACTAAGCCATTCAGAATCACCAAGGTATCCCTGCATCGCCTTGCCAGCAAAGTAGTCGCGCAGGGTCATGCCCTCGCTGTAATATTTTTCGCAAGTAAATGGAAACGCTGGCCCACCTGTGTCTTTAGTCATACCACCTCCTCAGTCTTGCCCAAGTACGCCTTCAAGCGCTTGATGCGCTGCTTCTGGCAAGTGACCATTGCCTGCGCGTACTCGACCCCCGCCTCTGCCTTCAGCAGATCATGCTCTGCGTGAAGTAGTTCGTGCGTTGCGGCCTGCGCCGGCGTCACGGTTTTGAGCATGGTTTTTAATTCAGTCCACATATATTTAATCATCGTTTCTCCCTTTTAATAATTCGGTTTATTGTCATATCACTAACTTCAAATCTCTTAGCTATCTCTTTCTTAGTTACCCCCTCAGAGAATAACTTTAATACCCTAGATACAGATATATTAACCCTCGGTCTTCCGGCATTCTTTCTTTTGCCGCCGTGCGTCATTTATATCTGTCCTCTTTAATCGCAATCTCAATTACCTCCTTTAAGTCATCGCTGATTAATTCGAATATATCCGCGCCATTTACCCAGACCTCAATAAGAATAACCTGCTCCGGTATGGCCGGCTCAATCACCACTCCGGCCTCTTTAACTTCAGGCTCTGCCGGATCCCACTCGTACCAGCACTCCAGTGGCTGGCGGCATAACCCCGTCACATGTTCATGCATCAACTTCATGCTGTCTCTCCTTGTGCTTTGGCAATGGCTGCGTGTTCAATTTCAGCGCACACAACGCGGAGCTGTTGGGTTTGTGCAGCCCTCGTAGCACCCCCCGCAGCAGCCCACGCAGCAGCTCACGCAGCATCTAATTCATCTTCTGTCGCTTGCCCATTTGCAAAGCGCTCGGCAACACCCAGTGTGTCCAAACTGCGCTTGTCGGTCATCAGGTGTTGAACCTGCCGAGCGCACCATACAGCGTAGAGACGAATCTCTCGGTCATGACCCTTGACAGCACGCAAGCACCAGAGCGCGTTGTCAAGCCCGTTACTGTCAAGGATGGTTGTAATTGCTAGTGGCTCGTTGTCTGCTTTGGTCTTACCTAAATACGCTAGTAGTTTTTTCCAGCCTTCTTCGCAAGGCTTATGCTCTCGGATATCGTTTAGTGTTGTGTTCATTTCATTTCTCCTTCTGCAATGGCTGCACGGGCATCACCTGTGGCTGGCCCGTGCAAGTTAAAGCTATCTGTTATCGCAAGTAATGCCTTGCACGCCTCCAGCAGATCAGGCGCTGCGGCTATCAGACGGGCGTTGGCAACTGCCATAGGCTCGTTAGTCCAATTGCCGTTTTGGTCGCCGCATTCCCCGATGTAGCTCATGTGACCTTTAACGCCGATATAGCGCCCTTGTGCAAGCCAAGGCCCAGGTGTATGTTTACTCATGCTGCTTCTTCCTGTAATGCCCTGCGGATTGCTTCGTGAGAAACAACCACGCCGTGGCTGGTTTTTAAGATATTTGATATTGCCCGAAACGAAATCCCTGTCGCACGCATCTCCTTGGCGTACCTCAGCGCCGCCTGCTCCTCTGGCTTGGCCACCAGCGTGGCAGCCTGACCAGTGCCTTGCACGGCATACCCAAACTTGGCCGAACCACCCAAGTGACCACCAGCCTTGCGCTTGGCGGCTTGCCCCTGCTTTTGGCGTTCTTTGAGCACTCTGCGCTCATGGCCTGCGAAGCTGCACAAGATCTCCAGCATCAACTGCGCGTAGATGTTGCTCGAGTCCGTGACATCCCCGTGGCCGTTGATGATGAGCTTGACACCAAGCTCCTTGCACCTCTTGATCGACTGCAAGGCATCCAGCAAATCACGGCTGAACCGATCCAGCTTGGCCACAATCACCGTGTCGCCCTGCTTAAGTGTGACTCCGTTGGCCTCCAGCCTTGCAAAGAAAGGGTCTGCGCCGCTGACGCCGCCATCCTCAATGAACTGGCTGATGGCCAAGTTGTGGGTCAGGGCGTTGCCCTCAATCTGCCTCCTCTGCTCATGCATGCTGGTGTTGTCCACCTGCTCCGTGGTGCTCACCCTCACATAACCGTAGACCGTCATTAGTTGCTCTCCCTGTTAATTTATTGACTGTGAAGGCAATTATGTATCAGGTTGGCAGGTTGTCAAGCGGTTTTTAAAAAAAATTTTTTTTAGGGAATTAGGTTGGTAGGTGTGGAGTACCGCAACAGTCGCCCCCGCCAAGGCGCGGGACGGGGGGGTCTCGGCGCGGCGGCGGCCAGCAGACCAGCCGCCGGCCCCAGATTCCGAGGGTTAACCCTCGTCAATCACGATTTTGTCAATCCCGTTTACGGGCGTGACACTTCTATGCCTCAGTGCGTCCAGTGCCATGCTGCCCAGGTCGATGTTCACCAGAGGTGCGGCCTTGTCGCTGTACTCATCGCTGAGCTTGCCGGCCAGCCATCGCCTGGTGTCCACCCGCAGCTTGGCTACCTGCGCCTCTTGCGGTGTCGCAGCGTCTGCAATGTCGAGGGTTTGCTCTGCTAAACTTTGAGCACCTCGCGTGCGTGCGCGTGCGTAGGCCGCGCTGCGCGTCTCGCCGCCTCTGTCGATCCATCTGTCGAATGTAGTCACCGCGACCCCCAATACCTTGCACAGTGCGGAAGTCGTGCCGCCGTTTGCAATGTATTCGATGACGGCATCCTCGCCCCCGAACTTGTGGACGGCTTTGTTCGCTACGCTGAGTTCAGCTTTTTTGTTTTGGGCTGCCGCAATGTTGGCAGCGCTTTGGTCGGCAATCTCGGCCAATGTGTCACGACTCATCCAAGTACCCCTCAATGATTTTAAAACCCTCATCGGCTGATCTGGCGATAACGCACAGGTAGCCTTCCCCGTTCAATTGCCTTGCAATGCAACCCTGCTCCTTGCTGACAACCCCTACCTTCGTCTTCATCTCCACAAACAACCCGCCAAACCCCTTGGATCGCCGCAGGACGCACAGATCAGGCATTCCAGCCAGTACCCCCTCGCCATGCAGCCTAACG